GGTGGGGGCGGAAAGCGCCACGATTCCAAGGGGATACGGGGCTGTCTAGGCGGTCTAGGTATGGTGTTATGTATATACTCAAGAAGTTAGTGTTATAATATAACATGATAGTATAGGAGCTTGAGGTCCAGCCGATTTTTTAGGGGGTACCTAGACTGCCTAACTGCCTAGAAATGGGCGGCCGCAGTCTCTCCGCGCCACGCCGCCGCATTACGCTCGCGCAGCTGCATTGTCTCGCGCCGACCTTTCTAGGCATTGCCTAGACTGCCTAGGCCGAATGCCTTGCGTCCGACCTTTCTAGGCATTGCCTAGATTGCCTAGCGCGACCTGGCCGCGCGCCTGGCGCTTCGGCCTACTGCATGCAACAGATTGTGTAGTGTATACCGCCAGGGTGCCGGGGAGCTTTGGGCTGGACCCCCCCGGGTACCAGGCCCCCCGGGGGCGGCCTGTCACGGGAGCATCCACCCCCCGTACGCAAACCCAAAAAATATCGTTACGCTAACCGTACACAGCAAAAAATAAAAATGTAAAATAAATTGTTGCGCACGCAGGCGTTGTCTCTCCGTCACACAGCATGGTACAAACTGGCCATGTCCGTCTTCTCCCTCCCGTATGAGCCGCGGCGGTTGCAGGCGACCGAAGCGCGGCTAGAGGCCATCTACAACGCCGCGCGTAAGGGCCTGCGCGGAGACACGCTGGCGCTAGCCGCCGGAATGCGCCCGTCCGAGTACCGCAGCCTTTGCGAGTTCGACCCCCTGGCGGCGCTGGCCGAGGAGAAGGGGCGCGCCGACGGCGAAATGGAAATGGCCGACGTGCTGCACACCGCCGCACGCGAGGGCGACGCCAAGGCCGCGCTTGAGATCCTGCGGCACGTCCATGGGTGGGTGGCCAAGCAGGCCGTGACGGTCGACGCTACGGTCACGCACACGCACAAGCTTCACCTGGAGGCTCTGCAGGAACTGGCCGCCAAGGCGCCCGACGTTATAGAGGGGCAGGCAACTGAGGTGGCGCCCCCGCTCCACGCTCCGTTCCAGCTGGACGTACCGCTGCCGGCGACGGACGCTGACGAATGAGCGCCGACAAGGAGACGTTTGTCTCGTTCATCACGCGCTACCGCACAGATCCGGTCGGCTTCGTGCGGAATGTGCTGGGGGCCAAGCCGCTGCCGTGGCAGGAGGAGTTGATGCGGGCCGTCGCCAGGGGCGACCGCCGCATCTCCGTCCGAGCCGGCCATGGTGTCGGCAAGTCGACTGTGTGCAGCTGGGTGCTGATCTGGCACGCGTGTACGCGGTATCCGCAGAAGTCGGTCGTGACGGCGCCAACTGCGGCGCAGCTGTTCGACGCGCTGTATGCCGAGTTGAAGTCGTGGGTGAACAAACTGCCGCCGGTGCTGCGGGAGAGCTTCGAGGTCTTTAGCGACAGGATCTCGCTCAAAGGGGCGCCGGAGAGCAGCTTTATTTCCGTCCGCACCAGCAGCAGCGAGCGGCCCGAGGCGCTGGCCGGCGTCCACAGCGAGAACGTGCTGCTGGTGGTTGACGAAGCGAGCGCCGTACCCGAGGCGGTGTTCGAGGCGGCGGCGGGGTCCATGTCGGGCCACAGCGCCTGCACCATCCTTATCAGCAACCCGACGCGCAACAGTGGGCTGTTCTACAAGACGCACCACGACCTGGCCGCGGACTGGTTCCGTATGCACGTCTCCTGCGCCAACAACCCGCTGGTATCGTCGGACTTCGTGCGTCAGATCGCGTCGACCTACGGCGAAACGTCCAACGCCTACCGCATCCGGGTGCTGGGCGAGTTTGCGCTGGCGGACGACGACACGCTGATCCCGGCGGATCTGGTGGACTCGGCGCTGGAGCGCGACATCACGGTCGGGGCCAATGAGCCGATGGTCTACGGCTTGGACGTGGCGCGGTTTGGCACGGACAGGACGGCGCTGTGCAAGCGGCGTGGGAATGTGGTGGTTGAGATCCGGGCCTGGGGTGGCTTGGATCTGATGCAGACGGTGGGCGCGGTGGTGAACGAGGCGAAGAAGGACGCGCCGGAGGAGATTTGTGTGGACACGATCGGCCTGGGGTCGGGGGTGGCTGATCGGTTGCGGGAGCAGGGTTACAACGTGCGGGACGTGAACGTGGCGGAGTCGTCGGCCATGAACCCGAATGCGCATCGGCTGCGGGACGAGTTGTGGCTGTCGGTGAAGGACTGGCTGGCGACGCGGTCGGTGAAGCTGCCGAAGGACGAGACGCTGCGGCATGAGCTGGTGACGCCCAGGTATTCCTTCACGTCGACGGGGAAGATCGTCGTCGAGAGCAAGGACGGCTTGAAGAAGCGCGGCTACCGTTCCTGCGACTTAGCTGACGCCCTGTGCCTGACCTTCGCGGGTCAGGCGGCCATGGTCGGCGGGCGGGGGTCGGCTTGGCTGGCCAACAAGCCGTTGCGCCGGAGCATACGGGGTGTGGTTTAATGGTTGCGTCTGTGGCGCAAGACTCTTAGGTTTCCGGTGATTTCCGAGGGATTTGGCCCTGTGGACTACTTCCGTCTTCTCGCGCAGGTGATGCAGCAGCAGGGTCGCGGTGGCGACACTGTGCTGGCGCACATCACCCCGGACGAGGCGCGCATGCTGAAGCGGCGCGGTGGTGCGGGGACGCGCAACCCTGTGACCGGGCTGCTTGAGTTCTATGACGCGGACTCTGGCCAGGGCGGAGATCCGAGCGGCGGCGACAGCGGTGGTGGTGGCGGGGGCGATAGCGGCGGCGGCGACAGCGGCTGGGGCGGCGGAGATTGGGGCTCAAACGTCGATTTTGGCGGCCCTATGGGGACTCCCGACTACGGCGCCGGCAGCGGCTTTGCAGACGGCCAGAATTATGGAGCTCCGAGCGTAAGTGTTACCGGCGGCGGCTTTGCTGGTGATAACGCGCAAAGCGGCATGGCGAACGTCTCGGGCAGCAGCACGTTTGGCGCCGGGTTTGCCGGGGACAACGCTGAAAGCGGGATGGCGAACGTCTCCGGCGACAGCACAGTCGGGTTTAGCGGCGGCGGCGGCGGCTACAACGATGGCGGCGGCAACGACAGTGTCTACGTCCCCGCGCCTGTAGCGCCTGCGGTTCCTGCGCCGCGTCCTCCTGTCAGGCCGTCTGAGGCCTTCATGCGGATGCTGGCGGCCTCTCAGAACATCGGCGTGCCGCAGGTGTCGATCGCCAGCAACTACGGCGGGCGGTCTTTTGTGCCTTCGGCGGCGGTGCTGGCGCGCCCTGTGTTCAATTTCGCGCCGCCTTCCGCCCCTGCGCCTGCGCCGATGGCGCCCATGGCGGTGGGGCCGGCTTTCGGCGGCTTTCTGTCTCAGCCGGCGATGTTCCAGCCTGGCGATCAGGCGGCGGCGCGTCCTACGCTGCTGCCGATGGCGTTTGGTCCTGGCTTCCCCCGGAGGTTCCTGTGAAGACGCCGGCCTGGCAGCGTAAGGAAGGTCAGAGCAAGAGCGGCGGCTTGAATGCCAAGGGCCGGGCGTCTGCGCGCGCCGAGGGCATGGATCTGAAGGCGCCTGTGAAGTCTGGCGACAACCCGCGCCGCGCGTCGTTCTTGGCGCGGATGGGCGCGATGCCGGGGCCTGAGTACAAGGACGGCGAACCGACGCGGCTGCTGCTGTCTTTGCGGGCCTGGGGCGCGTCGAGCAAGGCGGACGCGAAGGCGAAGGCGCGGGCCATTTCGGCGCGCAACAAGGGGAAGGCGTGATGAAGAAGCCTGTGTGGCGGACGCCTGATCCGACGAAGGGCGACAAGAAGCTGACCCCGGCGCGCAAGGCGGCGGCGAAGCGGATGGCCGAGAAGGCCGGGCGTCCTTACCCGAACGCCGTCGACAATATTCGAGCGGCGCGAAAGGCGAAGTGATGTCGGAGGGGCTGGGCGATCTCTGGCGTCGGTATCTGCCCTCTGGGCTCCCCGACAGCGCGTTCAGCGATCTGGGCCAGACGATGGCCTATCGCCCGCTGAACGTGAAGCGCCTGATTGATGCCGGCGCGATCAGGGTGACGGACCCCTCTGGCGATGCTTCGGACAAAGGGTGGTCGTTGGTCACCAGCTGGAACGACAGATACCCCGGCTCGAGCACGCCGAAGTGGGCGGACAGGCCGAGTGCGTATGCGTCTGCGATGCAGGCCTTGAACCAGCCGGGTCCGCTGTACGACGGGAAGTACAGGCAGGTGCTGTGGTCTGCGATGCAGGCGGGCTTGCGCCCCGAGGATGTTTTCTTGGACCACCAGCAGCAGCGGCGGCCTGCGGGCCTCCTGGGCGATGTTGACTGAGCGAAGGAGGCCGCGGCCATGAGCGACACGATGGACGAGTACGAAGACGGCGAAGCGTGTCCGGCCGCGACGGGCGACCTGACGCTGAACCTGCGCAACCGCGGTCGCGCGATCGACAAGGCGGACTATGGTCCGATGAACCCTGCCGAGCCGAACGAGCAGTATTGGCAGCGCATGGCTGCGCGCTGGGACGTGCCAACCGAAGAAGCCAAGACCATGCGCTGCGGGAACTGCAGCGCCTTCAACCAGACCTCCAAGATGCTGGAGTGCATCGAGAACGGGATGTCGGAGGACGCGGGCGAAGACGCGATGGAGGTCGTCGAAGCCGGCGATCTGGGCTTCTGCGAGATCTTCGACTTCAAGTGTGCAGCAGGCCGAACCTGCTCTGCGTGGATCGTCGGCGGCCCCATCAAGGATGAGGGTGACGACGAGGAAGAAGACGAAGATGAGTCCGAGTACGGCGAGGATGAGGAAGGCTCGTACGAGGACATGAGCGCCGAGGAGGAAGAATGAACGTCTCGATCTGCGTACCGGCCCGCGACGAGGTCGCGACCGGCTTCGCGCACGATCTGGCGATGCTGTCGGCGCGCTGGTACGGCAACGCACCGCCCGGCACGCGGTTCGACGTTCACATCGTCAATGGTACGCTGATCGCGGATCAGCGGGCCAAGCTGGCGCACATGGCGCTGACGGCGGGAGCGGATTACGCGCTTTTCCTCGACAGCGACATGCGGTTCCCGTCCTATCTGCTGGAAAAGCTGATCAAGCGGGACGTGGATATCGTGGCCTGCAACTACCCCACGCGCCGCCTGCCGGTGAAGACGGTGGCCTTCAGCGACTTCGCTACGCTGAAGTGCATCTACTCGCACGATCGCATGGGCCTTGAGGAGGTGGACGCGATCGGCATGGGGGCGATGCTGGTGAAGACGGAGGTCTTCAAGAAGCTGCCGCAGCCCTGGTTCAACGTGTCGTACCTGCCGAGCGGCGGGATGTACGTCGGAGAGGACATCTACTTCTGCAAGCTGGCCCAGGCGCACGGCTTCAAGGTGCTGGTGGACCACGATCTGTCGAAGGACGTGAAGCACATCGGCGCGATGGAGTTCACGCATGAGCATGCCGAGGCCTGTCGGGCGGATATTCCAACCGACGTGGAGGAAGCCGCGTCCAAGATCATGGAGAGCGCAGCGTGAAGAAGATGTCGAAGGCTCCGAAGAAAACGGGCGTCGTGATGGGCGAGTACAAGGCCGGGACGCTGCGCTCCGGCTCCAAGAAGGGGCCGGTGGTGAAGAGCCGGGACCAGGCGATTGCCATCGCTCTGAGTGAGGCTGGTAAGGCGAAGAAGCGTTGAAGCACTATTTCGACGAGATCCAGGGCTGGTTCAACTTCTCTGTCCCATACAGAGACGCTGTGCGTGAGGCCTCCGACGCGTCTGTCCTCGTTGAGCTTGGTTCGTGGAAGGGCCGATCAGCCTGCTTCCTACTAGTCGAGGCGCTTCAAAGCGGAAAAAATCCGTCGATTTTTTTCGTTGACCACTGGGGCGGGTCGAACGAGTCCGAGCACCAGGCGGACCCCGAGCTTGAGCGGGTCTACGAGGTGTTCCTGGCGAATATCGCCCGCGCGGGCTACCCGAAGACCAATGTCGTGCGGATGGCCACCGCAGAAGCCGCTGGATTGTTCCCGGCGGAAAGTGTTGACTTCATCTGGGTCGACGCCGGCCACGAGTACGACGAGGTGAAGGCCGATCTGGAGGCCTGGTGGCCCAAATTGAAGCCCGGCGGCGTGATAGGTGGTGATGACTTGCCCATGGACGGTGTAAAGCGGGCTGTGAGTGAGTTTTTCCCAAGCCACGAAGTCGGCTCCGAGGCGGGCTGGCAGTGGTGGCGTGTAAGGAAGAAGGTCTAAACCATGGCTCAAGGCATTACCCCTGGGCGGTACGACCCCGACGTGGTGAACATCCCCGCGCGCAGCGACGTCTACAACGACGAGACGGGCTACATGCTGCCGCAGAACGAGCCCATGGACGACGAGGAGTTCCGCTACATCGTCTTCCAGGCGATCACGGACTCGCAGACCTACATCGACAGCTACCTCGCGCCCCAGCGCGAGCAGGCCATGGCCTACTTCCTGGGCGAACTGTTTGGCAACGAGGAAGACGGCCGCAGCCAGGTCATCATGACCGAGGTGCGCGACACCATCCTCGCCATGCTGCCGTCCCTGCTGCGGATCTTCACGGGCGGCGACAAGGTCATCGAGTTCGTGCCGAAGGGCGCGGAAGACGTGCAGGCCGCGGAGCAGGCCACCGACCTCATCAACTACGTTTTCATGCAGGAGAACCCCGGCTTTCGCATCCTGCACGATGCGATGAAGGATGCCCTTGTTCTTAAGACGGGTGTGCTGACCTGGTACAAGGTCGACTACGAAGAGGTCGAGAGCTACGCCTACTCCGGCCTGCTGCCGGAAGAGATTGCCCTGCTGACGTCGGACCCCGACGTGACGGTAGAGAGCCTGACGGAAGTCGTCGACATGACGACCGGCATGGCCAAGACGGACCTGCGGATCCGCCGCGTGAAGCGCAATCCGCGCTACGTCGTCGAGTGCATCCCGCCGGAGCAGTTCCTCATCGACAATGAGGCGGCCAGCATCGACGAAGCGATCTATGTCGGCCGCCGCAAGCTGGCGACGATCTCCGAACTCGTCGCTATGGGCTACCCGCGCGACATCATCGAGCAGAACGCCGGGACCGGCGGGTTCGACATGAACAACGAGGTTCTGGTCCGCAATCCGGCTGACCAGAGCTTCTTTGGCATCACGCAGACCACCGACGAGACGACCGACAAGGTCTTCTATGTCGAAAGCTACATCCGTGCTGACCGCGACGGCGACGGCATTGCCGAGCTTCACAAGGTGTGCACCGTCGGCAACGGCGCCTACATCCTGCACAGCGAAGTGGTGCAGAAGGCACCCTTCTCGCTGCTCGCGCCTGACCCCACGCCGCACACGATCTTCGGCCAGTCCATCGCAGACCAGACGATGGACCTGCAGCTGATTAAGTCGTCGATCATGCGCAACACGCTCGACAGCCTGGCGCAGTCCATCCACCCGCGCACGGTGGTGGTCGAGAACCAGGTGCATATGCCCGACGTGATGAACGTCGAGACGGGGGCCGTGATCCGTGCCCGCGCGCCAGGCGCCGTGCAGCCCCTCACGATGCCGTTCGTGGGCCAGCAGGCGCTGGGCGTGATGGCCTACCTGGACGAGGTGAAGACGCAGCGTACGGGCATCTCGCGGGCCTCCCAGGGCCTCGACGCTGACGTCCTGCAGTCCACCACCCGCTCCGCGGTGCAGGCCCAGCTGTCGTCCTCCCAGGAGCGCATCGAGATGATCGCGCGCCTGTTTGCGGACGGGCTGAAGCGGTGCTTCCAGGGTCTTCTGGGGCTGGTTGTCCAGCACCAGGACAAGGCGAAGATCATCAGACTGCGCAACAAGTTCGTGCCGATCGACCCGCGAGGCTGGGATGCCTCGATGGATATGGTCGTCAACATCGCGCTGGGCCGCGGCTCCGACGAGCAGCGCATGGCCTTTCTGATGCAGATCATCCAGCAGCAGAAGGAGGTCATCCAGACCTACGGGCCCTACAACCCGCTGGTTGACCTCACTCAGCTTCGGGATGCGCTCGCCCAGGTTACGCAGTTGGCTGGCTTCCAAGATCCGAGCCAGTTCTGGAAGGAGATCAACCCGCAGGAGGTCCAGGCCTTCATGCAGCAAATGGCGCAGGGGGCCAACAAGCCTGACCCAGCCCAGCTGCTGGCCCAGATCGAGGCGGACAAGGTCAAGGCTGACATCCTCATCAACGCGGCGAAGCAGGAGCTGGAGCGCCAGAAGGCCGCTGCCCAGGCCGACCTTGAGCGCGACAAGCTCTACATCGACGCCATGATGAAGGCGGCCGAGATCCAGGCCCGCTACGGGGCCCAGATCGACATGGCGCTCATCAAGGCCGAGGTCGACCGTCAGCGGACTGAGATCCAGGGTATGTTCCGCACTGCCCAGGGCCCGCTGCCTCCGCAGATGCCGGTGCAGGCACCCGCACCGCTCATGCCGCCGGGGGCCATGTGATGGCGACCTACGAGCAGGAAGAACTCTGGCGCGCCGCCCAGGCGCTGCACCGCGACGGCTCCGCGCAGGAGGTGCTGAAGCGCATGGAGGCTCGGTGTGTAGCCGAGTGGATGCTTTCGGACCCGACCGACGGGGCCAAACGAGACGCCGCGTACCACATGGTGCGCGCCGTAACTGCGTTCAGACAGGAGCTGGAGGCCTTGGCCTTGGAGCCAACCGTGTCGCAGTTCAATCGACGCTTGAAGATGGCGTCACGCAAGGAGTAGATACTTTATGGCCGAGCAGTCGCAGCCAAGCGAAATCGGTTTGACAGAGGCCGCTGGTCGGATTTCTAGCCTGCTGGGAGGGAATGACCCCGAACCCACAGTTGGGACGCCGAAGAAGGCTTCTGCCGCAGTCGAGGAGACTGAGGCGTCGGCGGACCTAGACGACGAGACTGTGCCCGAAGGCGACGAGGCAGCGGATCAATCCGCGTCGTCCGAAGGCGAGGGATCTGGGGACGTCGAGGACACTGAAGGGGAGGCCGATGGCGGTCTGAAGCCTGACACTCTGGTCACCGTCAAGATTGACGGCAAGACCCAGCAGGTCACGCTGAAAGAGGCGCTGGATGGCTACCAGAGGCAGTCCGATTATTCGCGGAAGATGCAAAAGCTTCGTGATGAAGCCGTTGCATTCCAAGCGGATCGCCAGCAGGTGGAAGTGGAGAGGGCGCAGTACGGCCAACTCCTGGGGGCTCTGAGGCAGCAGCTGGAGCAGATGCAGCCGCAAGAGCCAGACTGGGAAAAGCTGCACCGGGAAGACCCGCTCAATTTCCCGATCGTTGAGAAGCAGTGGCGCGACTACAAGGAGCGTCTGGCCGCGACGAGATCCGAGCAGGAACGTCTGGCCTCAATTGCATCTCAGCAGGAGCAAGTAGCACTGCGGCAGCAGGTCGAGCAGGGACGGCAGTTCCTCCTTGAGAAGATGCCGGAGTGGAAGGACGCAGCGAAGTGGGACGCGGCGCGCAGCAACCTTCGTGAGTATGGCCGCACGGTCGGCTACTCGGACGAAGAACTGGCGCAGGCGTATGACCCGCGAGCGGTCCTGGTGCTTGAAAAGGCGCGTCGATACGACGCCCTCATCGCCAACCGGCCCAAGCCTACGCAGGCGCAGGGACCGAAGCCGATGCGGGCCGGATCGAATGCCGCTTCTCCGAAGCAGGCGACCGACGTTCAGCGAATGAGACAGCGTCTCAAAGCAACGGGCCGCGCGGATGACGCCGCGAGGCTTTTCGGTCTACTCGATCAGAGGAAATAACCCATGCCCTCCGTTAGCAAGGCAACGACCTACGACAACGTCAACGCGATCCGCGAAGACCTGTCGAACATCATCTACGACATCTCGCCCGTCGACACCCCGTTCATGTCGAACATCGGGCGCGACTCCGCCGACAACACCTATTTCGAGTGGCAGACCGACCAGCTGGCCGGCGCTGACACCGCGAACGCGGTGATCGAAGGCGCCGACGCTGGCGACGCCGACTTCACGGCGACTGTCCGCGTGGCCAACTACACGCAGATCTCGCGCAAGGTGATCTCGGTTTCCGGCACTGCCGACGCGGTGAACACCGCCGGCATGCGCACGCTGATGGCCTACGAGACGGCCAAGAAGGCGAAGGAACTGAAGCGCGACATGGAGGCCATCCTCACCAGCAACCAGGCTGGTGTGGCCGGTAACAACTCCACTGCGCGTAAGACCGCCGGCCTGCCGACCTGGCTGCTGTACAACTTCCAGGCCAATGCGGCGACCGTGTCCGCCATGTCTGGCGCGAATGGTAACGGCTACCCGTCCACCGCTTGGACCGGCCTCTCGACCTCGACCGACGTCGCCCTGACGGAAGGCATGCTCAAGACGGCCATCCAGCAGGTCTGGACCGAGGGTGGCGACCCGAAGGTGTTCATGGTGAACGCCTACAACAAGACGGTTGCGTCCAGCTTCGTCGGCATCGCGCCGAACCGCGTCACCTACAACCAGGTGAAGCCGGTCGCGATCGTGGCGACGGCGGACGTGTACCTCTCCGACTTCGGTGAGGTGGCCATCGTCCCGAACCGCTTCCAGCCGGGCAACTTCGCCTTCGTGCTGGACCCGGAATACGCCTCCGTGTCCTACCTGCGTCCGTTCCGCACCTTCGATATCGCGAAGACGGGCGACAGCGACAAGAAGGAGATGGTCGTCGAATATGGCCTGCGTGTCCGCTCGCAGCGCGCACACGCGGTCATCGCCAACCTGATCCCTTCGTGAGTAAAGAGGGAGGCGCCTTCGGGCGCCTCCCGCCTTCCTAGGGAATGCACATGGCTGACGAATACGCCCCGGCTTCGTTTTTGCTGTCCTACGACAGCCTGACGGGTACCCGTCAGAACTTTCATGTGACCAGCGATCAGAAGCTGGTCTTCGAGACGACGTGCAACATCGACTCGATTGCCGAGCGCGCCCAGGCGGAGAGGAACGAGAGCTCTCGCACGCAGAAGAGCGGCGACATGGTCAAGGTCGCAAGCCTGCCCATGATGGTCTACCTGGATCTGAAGCAGAGGGGCATCCTCGACGATCGGCCCGCCATGCGTAAGTGGCTGTCCAGCGACGAGGCCCGTCCCTTTTTGACGAGCTGGATGAAAAGCTGATGATCACGAACTACGCCACGCTGCAGAGCGCCATCGCGGACTATCTGAACCGCCAGGATCTGGTCGCCCAGATACCGCTTTTTATTCAGTTCGTCGAAGCGGATCTGAACACGCGCCTGCGCTGCCGGGAGCAGATCATCCGGGCCGAGGCGCTTAGTGATGCCGAGTTCGTGCAACTGCCGGGCGATTGGCTCGAGGCGGTCAACCTGCAGATCGTGGACGGGACCAGCCCGCTGCGGTTTGTCACGCTCGACGAAGCGGACATCATCGTGAAGGAGCAGAGGTACGACAGGGTCGTCGCCTACTCCCTCATGAACGGCGCGATCGAGCTTGTCCCGCCGCCGACCGACGACGTCGAGCTGGAGATGATTTACTACGGCAAGATCCCGGCCCTCTCCAACGCCAACACGACCAACTGGCTGCTGTCGAAGGCGCCCGACGTCTACCTCTACGGCGCGCTGACGCACGCGGCGCCGTTTCTGGTGGACGACCAGCGCATTGCTGTGTTTGGTTCCTTCTACGGCCAGCGTGTGCAGGCGTTGAATGATGAGGCTCAGAAGTCACTGACCAGCGGCTCCCCGCTGGTGGCTCGCACCAGGAGGTTCTACTAATGTCCGGGCTTTCCAATTACGGCGAAAACCTTGTTCTGACGTGGCTGCTGACCAACGGCAGCGCCACTCGTCCCACCTCCTGGTTCATCGCGCTCTACACGGTGGCGCCCGGTGAGGGTGGCGGTGGCACCGAGGTGTCGGGCGGCTCCTACGCGCGCCAGGCGGTGACGTTCACTGTCTCCGGCACGGCGCCGACCGAGGCCAGCAACAGCGTGGCGGTGGAGTTTCCGACCGCGACGGCCAACTGGGGCACGGTGGTGGCTGCGGCGATCTTCGACGCGTCGACGTCGGGCAACATGCTCGCCTACGCCAACCTCACCACCTCCAAGACGATCGACAGCGGCGACGTTCTGCGCTTCAACGCCGGCTCTCTCGACGTGACGCTGGACTGATAGATGGCCGACTACGGCGTAGCAGACTACGGCGAGGGGCTATACGGCGCGGGGTACGTCCTCGACGCCAGCGCCACCTTCGCGTGTTCGTCTGCGGCGTCGTTTGCGGCGGTAAAGACGGCCAGCGCGGCGGCCACTGCTGCCGCGTCGTCCGACATGGTGGCCGCCGGGACGCGGGTGCGTCTCGCGGCCTTCCTCGACTCCATCACCTCCTCGATGATGGCCGCCGCGGCCAATACCGAGCTCGCGGCGGCGACCATCAGCCTGGTGTCCGACATGGACGCCGCCGGGCAGA